TTAAATTATAGGGTTTTTAATGGTGATAAATCTGATTTAAGGTTTAATGATCCAAAAAATGTTATTGTAGGTCTATACGCTAAAGGGCGGGCGTTAAAAGACCAAACTGGATTTGTGCAAGATGTTTAATTTTGTACGAATAGGGGGTTTGGAATTCAAGCCTTAAAAATGAATTCTAGGTTTTTGTGCATTTCCCCTCACTTGAAATGCACAAGCGGCAAGCGACAAGCGACAAGCGAGCAGAGAGGATAATATGAAAGTAAAAGATTTAATAAAACATTTAAAAAAAATGCCACAAACAAAACAAGTTTTGTTTTTTAACCACGATACTGAAATGTTACTTAATTTAGATGAAGGTGTTTGGAATGTCCCTAATACAAAATGGGTTGAAGGTGGTAAAAAAGGAACTTACATCAATCACGTTGAAATTGCGGGCAGATACACAGGTGAAGGACATAATGTGTGGGTAGAAAATAAACAACAAGCGAGGGGTAAATGACACAACGAGATGACGGACACGACTATCGAGATAGTAAGAACAAGGCTCAGGCGTATGAGCGTAAGCAAGAAAAAGAAAAATTAGATTATTGTATATATCACGCTGATGTTTTATATGATAAATTAATAAAAGGTATGATTGATGACTTTGAAGATCAACACGGTCATTTTGGTGAAAAAGATTTTTTAACAAAAAAGAGCAAATCTGAACTGAGAAAATACGTTGAGGATCAAATACTCGCAGATGGTTTTTTAGTTGCAGATGAAGAATAATCTATGAAGCTCATTCCATACAAGCAACATACTCACGTAGGATATTGTGTTTATTTTTTATATGATAATGATGAAATAGTTTATATTGGATATACTTTTAATTTAGGTAAAAGATTAGGGGAACATAGTCAATGGACGAACACTAGAGAGGGTCATAGAAATCAATTAGTAAAAAAACAATTTACCCATTACTCAATCATTCCTATGGATAATGGTAAAAAAGCAAGGGAGTTGGAAAGTAGATTAATAAAAAAATATCAACCAAAGTATAACAAAAATAGTTATTATCATTGGGTATCTACTGGTAAAAAATATATGTGTTATAAACCAAGTCGTGCTTTTGGTAAGAGTAATTTAGAACCTAAAAAAGTTATTTATACTTTGATGTCTTGGAAAAAAACTAAGAAAAACAGACATTGGAATTATAAGGGAAGAGAGTAAACCTACAAGCTAGACAAATACTTCACACAATCTTCAAGCGAATCAACAATAGGAACAAGCGATGACAACGGAGAATCTACAAGCGCAGGCGTTTGCTTGCCTTCAAACAACAGGTGTTTACCCTTCCACCCCACAAGCACGAAAGAGTTTTTGGGATGTAGGATATGAAATGAAATTTGATGAGGGGACAGGCGAGCTTTGTTGCCACTTGCAACTTTAAGTTCTACTGTGAAAAAGGTGCTATTAATATTATAGCCCAATAAATCAGGAGTCCCAAATAGGCTTTGGTTTTCAATTCTAGTCCAGATGATATCCTTAGATACCCTTTTAAGTTTTTCATATAATTTTTGCTCTGGTCCCATATGTTTTTGGGGGTAACACCGTCATTCATTAATAGTCTTTTTGTAGTTTATCGGGCAAGATAAGACTTGAAGGTTTTTGTGTTTTTAAAACTAATCTGTGCGCAGTTTGACCTGGCTGACCGACGATTGGAACATTGTGCTCATGCACTTCCATTCGTCTAATCTGATACAACTTTCCATCTCTTTCTACGTATATCTGTGCATTCTTAATTGCGTCAGAACCTTTTGTAAATTGACTTAGAAATAATTGCAAGTCTTGTACTCTCATAAATCTTTTTGTCTTAACTTGTTGGATAACTTCTCTATCACTTTTTTGTAACCTTGCAACAAGTTTTCCTTGCTTTGACTTTCGTACCAAAAAGTTTTCCAATGATAAATTTGTTTTTGTGCATCACGTAATATGGACTGATACATCTTAATGGTTAGTTGGAGTTGTTCGATTTGTTTTGTTAAGTCTAGGTCGCTTCTGTCATCTTTCATACCTTGACTTTATAACTATGTTACCTTAAATTGTCAATATGGCAATAAAGAGATCATTGACGTCTATGCAAAAAAGATTTGCACAACTCTTTGTATACGGGGATCCTGAAACAGGGAAACCTTTGAGTAAATCAGAGGCTGCAAAAATGGCAGGGTATAGCTCTAATAGAAACAATAGAAGTGGTTATGAATTAACAAACCCTAAAATACACCCGTCGGTCGTTAAATATATAGAACATTTAGAGGGAGAAATGCTTGAAAAGCATAAGGTGACTAAGCTAAACCACTTAGCACAATTAGATAGAATTAAAGAATTAGCTATTAAAAAAGGTAACATGTCTGCCGCTCACAATGCTGAAAAATCTAGGGGTCAGGTTGAAGGACTGTACATAAATAGGTCTTTAATTAAAACTGGAAAACTTGAAGACATGACCAAAGAAGAGTTAGATAGAGAAATTAAACAAACAGAGGAAGACTACGCTTTAATTGCAGCACCAGATAAAACTAAATCTTCTGAATCTTTTTCACCCACTGACGAGGAATCATCGTCCGATCCCCAAAAGTAAAACTACCGTCATCTTCTCTGTCGTAAGAAGCAAATAACTTAATTGATTTTTTATCTTTAGAATACAACCAACCTTCGTTAACAGGTCTTGCTAACTTCATCCTGTCAAACTCCTTGTCAGTAGCCCAGCCCGAATCGCTCACGCAGTCGATCCACTCCACTCGGACTTTTGGATAAGGTATGTCGGGAGTTATTGAGGCAACAGCTTTTCTTCTTTTCCTAGGCATACCCCCTTATATCAGTTTTATATAAGGGATCTAGAAAGTTTTAAGTTAATGAGACAAAAACAAAACGTTTCGCGGAAGGCCTTTCTGTATAGTGACAAAATAATTTGTCTACCTAAACATGATTTGTCACCTAATTTGTCTACCCTAAAGTCAATAAAATCAATACTTCTAGACCAAAACGACAAAAAGACACTTTTCACTTGCTACTTTTTTTGAAAAAAATTTTTAAACTTTTTAGATCCCTTATATACAGGCTAACCCTGCCTATCTGCCACATTCTTGCCATAATGTCGCCTCAATGCTGCCAATCTATCCTCAGCGCTTGAAATCTTTTGTAACATTTTGTCAACTTCACCCAAGATATCTGTATGTTCTGGTATGATTAGGTTATGTTCGTTGAGTGCATCTATTCTGTACAGTGCATCCTCTATCTCTGCATCGTATTTTTTCATCAGAGCTGTAAACATTTTATCGTTCATTTTTCATCTCCTTTTCTAATTGTGGCAAATTTATGTCGACTGCCTCTTTTTCGTCAAACTTTAACTCATGATACATATCTAATCGTTTGAGAAACTTGTGCTTCCATGATCGTAAATCAGCCCCAGAAACCTTGAACTCTTGGTAATATAGGTCAGGGGTGCATATCATAATTATACCCTGTTCTATGTTTGATTTGTGCACATAGTCATGGGCCATGGCATATGCTGCTATTTGCAGTTTGTAATCGTCAATCCACTCTTCTCTCTTTGCTCGGTTCGCTTGCTTAAAGTCTACAATAGTTTCCATATTGTTGTGATTGCAAACCAAGTCAGTAGACCCAGCGTAAAGCCCAGGGTAATACAACGTGACTTCCGAGCCGTATATTTCTTCAACTGGTGTAAGACCCACGTCAATAATTTTTTGGGCCATGGTTTTCGCCTCTTGTCCGATCCCTGTAAGATCATCGTAGCCAGTTCCTTGTACATAGTGCTCGATGAATTTGTGCATGCTAGTCCCTCGCTTACTAGATAAATTCTTGATTCTATCTGCTTCTTTTTCTCCAACTTTGGCCTTCCAATCTTTTAAAAATTGTTGATCTTTGGTCGCCCCTAATATCGTAGTTACGGAAGGAAGTCTAGCACCATTTACATCATAGGTCCGTGTTCCGTGGTCATCGTGCCTTGTTGCATCAACATAGGAGTATTTACTACTCCACCTTATCGGTTTACCAATGCTATGGTATTCATTTAAATCTTTATCACTCATCATGATTATTTATTACGTAATAAGCTATCGTAAGACCTATCAACAAACAGATCATATTATAAGCAAACATACCTACACCAAATCCCACAGTCACTTATTATCCTTCTTCCATTTTTTATAACCTTTTAACCAACTATCTTTTTTAGTCTTTAGTATCCGACCATAATGAGGCCAACCAAAGTCATCGTGAGACTCGTCCTCGTACCGCCAACGTATGACATCGGTGTTAGGATTATATTCAAATATTTTAGCTTTCATATAATTTTTTCATGTCCCCTAGTGTAACTTTATTATTTATTATCTTTAATCTTAAAAACTCCTTATACAATTTCATCATAGTTTCTTCTCCAATTCTTTTAAATACTCTTCATCCTCACTATTTTCTTTTTTTAAATTACCCTTTTTAATTTGGTTCAAGGGCGCTGAGTCGTGTACATTGCCGCTCACAGATACTCTAACGCAATCAGTATTAAAAGGACTTACCCAGTGTTTCAACCACGCAGGAAAGATAAACATATCTCCTTCTTCAGGAAAGTATGACATATAAGTTATACAATCCCTAATTCCTTCACCATACATAAACTGTATACCTCCAGGTCCACATGATCTTCCCTTATATTCTTTATTCTCTTTCTTCAGTGGGTCAGGTATTGATAGATAGATTACAAATGATAGTTTACCATCATGATCGTGCGGTGGGTTAAACTCATGTTGACGCTGATAATTACACCACAAAGCAGTCAAAGCATACTCAGGTTTACCAAACTCATATTCTCTATTCTGGTATCTTTGATACGCTACATCATATATTCCAAGATAGGGAGATAAGTGTGGTATGATTTTATTTCTTGATTCTTCACTGTAACCTGTCTCAGATCTAATTTGTCCTGCTAGTTTAGATGCATAGTCTTCTTCATTCTTTTTAGCTTCTTCTAACAATATTTTT